TTAAATTGTCATTAAACCAATCATAAGCAAGATTAAGACGTACATTTATTGGGTCTGTGTCAGGTCTCGGTTTAAAAAGAGCCGTTGCATCTACTACGTTTTTAGGAGGATCAAGCTGTGGGTGTTTTTGTTCCCACTCTTCGGGTTCGACTCTTAAATTGTCCCATGTAGTCTTTAGCTCTCGATAAGGAACCTTGAAACCGCTGCGATCTGATATGGCTTGAGATCTTTTCCCTTTGGCATACCTAGCCATCAGTTTAAGTCCATAGAAGTAGGTCTAACTCTTAAAGAAACACCATCGTTGTCTGCGGAATAAGCCAAATCAAAAGATCTTTCATAAATTTGAGACAGAATAGAAAACAACTCAGGAGCATATTTTACTGATAGTTTGCTTGCTAAACCACTGCAAATGCAGTCATTCCAACGGTAAGGGATATCTGCATCTTGGTTTGACGCTGTAATATCTTCTAGTTGGTTAACTGCCCAATAAACCAAACTGTAGTTATTTGAGTCTGGAGATTGCCACACATTGATTGTTGGAGTAAATTGCTTATCCATCATGTATTGCGTAGGTTTTCCAGAAGAAGTCTTGTTTGGTATCTGGTTATAATCAGCAATACTGATTCTTTCTACAGGAATATCTATCTGAGTGCTGTTAGAAGAGTCTCTAATCACCACATTCATTAAGTCAATTGTCCCTGCTGGTAAAGAATACCCAATGGTTCCCGAGGTTAAAGCCAATGTCGAGTTGGTTACCGTCCAGTAATTTACTCCTCGGTTTGCCCACTCAGAAAACAAAAGATTAAGACTTCTCCTCGCAGAAACAGAATGGTTTCCTGTTCTGGTTTGAGGATCTAATCCACACCTTTCAAAAGCCTCAGCAATAATCTCCTCAACATTTGGCTTAAATGCGACTGTGCCTGATGTTGCCATTTAAACCTCTTTTTATGCAAAGAAAACATTCATTGATGAAACAGTAGCAACCGTATACCCAACAGCCAAGCCATCTTTAAACAAGATACCTTCATCAGGAATTGTGTTGTCTATTGTTGTATGGTCTGTACCAATGGTTTGAGCTTTAAATGTAATGCTGTCGTCTTCTGGAGTCCCATTATAAAAATCAACCAAGCCTGCTGTTCCTGCGGAAACAATCGAATAGCCTTTTAATCTAGTTCGGTTGCCATCGGATACCGATTTTGCACATAAAGAGCCAGAACCAACCGTAATGTTGGCAGCAAATTGTGCAGAACTTGTAACAGAAGAAACCGTTAAAAATAGTTTCTCTCCTGCAACCGCTTCGGCAGAACCTGTGGAGGTTATAACCTCTGAAATAGCATTTCCAAACACATCAGTGCCGACTACAGTATTTGTTTTAGAATTATCTCCTGTTCCTGCTGTCGTAACAGTGACATTTCTAGCACCACCGCCTAAAAAAGTTGTTTCTGCCATCGTAGCTGCTGTGTTTGGTCGGGCTGCTGTTACTAAACGATCAGGGTCTGCTGCGTTTTCATCGGTAATAAACGTGACTTGTACGTCTGTTTGTATACCCATAGTCAAATCTCCTTTTTGAAAAGAAGGGGGCTTTCACCCCCTGCTATTGTCTAGTCTTACTCGAAGATTACTCTGCTAATCCACTGATAATGAACATCAACGGCTTCTGCTGCTGCTGCCCCCGCTTCAATTCCAATATAAGGAATTAAGTCAACATCATCTGTTAACGCAAGAGATTTTGTAGTTCCACTACTCACGGCTGTTCCACCAGTAGAACCCGAAGTAGATGTTACGTTGTACTGAACTCCGTTAACAAAAATAGAAATTTTCCTATCACTGTCAATTGATATTCTAAAGTGGTAAATAGTGTTGGCTTCGACTGTTATTGGCAATGCGCTAATATAGTCAGTGCCGCCAGCACTGTATATAAAGTGCCAAACGGTGAAGTCGGTGAACGCTTCAGAGTTGGTTGCATCCGTTTGAAATTTAAAATATGCCTGATCAGCATCTGTAGCAACCAACTGGTCGTTAGTTAGTTTTAAACCAGCCCATAATTTTTGGTTGTCGATTGCATTTGTGTTTATGGAGCATTCCCACTCAACTTGGTTCTCTGTACCCCATTCAGTAACCTGCCAAGCAGTCTGGTTGGTATCAAGATGAGGAGCAATAATTGCTTGATCTTGATCTGCGGTAGCAGTTGTCAAGACTATACCTGCCGATGTTGCATTAAACGTGCAAAGAGCCGTAGTCATATTTGTGCCAAGCGCTTCAAAATTACGGTTAGCTACTTTTTCAGCCAATCGGATTGCGGTGTTAGCTGCGTTTGTAGCGTCTGCGTTAGAAAAAGCAGTATTTATAACTGCGTTAAGTGCAGGCCGTTGTAAAAAAGATTCGTAAAGATAATATCTACGAGTGTCATTGACTGCATCACCACCAAGAGTTCGATCTTGAATTAAACCCGTGGTTGCATCTTTAGAAACAAGGTTAACACTAGTTTGAGAACGAAGTTTGCCGCTATAAGTTGTAGTACCACCCATTGTATTTCTCCTGTCTTTGGGTTTAGTCAGTTACATTATGCAACTGTCAGAAAAAAAGAGAGGGGTTTTACGCCCCCTCTAGCTATTTTACTATGCGCCTTCTGAACCGAAAGTTCCACGCCAGTCAGTAAAGCCGAAAGAATATCTTTCTCTTACTTTATAGCGGTAGTCTCCAGTACTGAAGTCACCTTCCATTCCCTTCTTCATAGCAGTTCTTTGGAAGTATTTAAGGCCATCTGGCACATCGGTTTTAATAAACCAAGCGTCAGAGTCTGTAAGACGACGCATCACATGATAACCCTGTGGTAAATAACCACCTGATTTAATCGCGTTGATATCGTTGTCGCCAGTTCCAGTCCTTAATTGACTTTCGAGAAGTCGCTCTGCAACAAAAGAGTATGCAGTTGGAATTACCAACTTAACGCCCTGTGCTGCAATACGAAGCCCACGATCATCTTTCATGTCTGCAATGTTGATAAGGATGCTCTCAAGCGAAGTCTCACTTAGATCAGCGGCAGTAGTCAAAGTATTTGACTGGGTTCCGCTACGAGTTGGATGAGCTGTGCTAAACAAAGCTACTCCATCTCCACCAAGAAAAGAAGCTGAGAAGCCGTTATTTAACACGTTTGCGCCTTTGATTTCTTTAGTCGTGTTCATCGAACGAGCTAATGCTTTCGTATAACGAGAAGCAATGGAACCATACTGGCCATCTTCTTCGGCTTCTTCGGTAATCGCGAAAGCTAAGGCGATAGTTTCGTGTTGATAACGAGCAGTCCACTGTTGACTCGCTGAGTCATAGCTTATTGCTTGTCCTTCTGTTTTAACAGGTGCAGCAGAAAATCCTTCTAACAAAACGTCTTCTTCAAACGCTCGGTTACTAGAATTCGTGCTAAACACACCTTCCCATTCACTAGGGTAACTGTCGTACTCTAAACCAAAAAGAGTATTCAACCCCGGCTCTAGCATTTTCGCAAATTGCGCTCTATTCATAGCCATTGTTAATCTCCTTTAGATTCCTGCTACATTGTTACCGAGGAGGTGTTCATTAACGATCACTTCCATAACGGCGTTTGCACCAAAGGCATTATCAGGGGAATCGTGTAAAGCTATAATTTTACAACTGGCAACACCTGCTGCCATTGTTCCGCTTAACTCGAATCCTGATTGCCCAGTAAGAGTAGACCCTGCTCCTGCTACCATATCGCAACAGTTGCCAATGTTAGTCTGTGCAGGAGTACCTGCTGACTGACACTTGTAGACGATCTGTGGATCATCATATATCAAAGCAACTATGTCGGTGGCGACAGTGCCAGAAGGCCAATACTCGCTATAAACATATGAACCATCTGCTGCGGTGTAGTTTACTCCAGCAAAAACGCCAATATTGTTCACTTCCGTTGCAGTATGAGGTGTAAGCACCCCGCCAGAAGTTATAATACATAGGTCTCCATTGAAGATATTCTCCGCTAACGCACTCGTAATTGTATACGGGTTCATACGGATGGTAGCACCGCTCATATGGCGAATTGGCACAAGGCCAAAGGCTGCATCTGCATTTGCCATTTTATTTCGCTCCTAAAATTAAAAATTAATTATCGTCCATGACCGAGACATCTCGACCACGACTTGATGTGCTTTCTCTATTCTGCTGAATAGGCAAACCACTATTACGTCCTAGAGCTTCTAATTGCCCTGAAATTGATTGATCCTGCTCGGACTGAGTATTGCTAAAGTAACTTTTCATACTTTTAAACTTCTCAACGGGCATTTCACAAAGCATCATGCCTTCAATTCCAATGCAACCAGACCACTGACCGTGATTGATGGTAGGAAATTTCATATCATCAACATTGTCTGAGGATCTAGGCTCCCATCCTGCTCTCATTCTTTTGAAAACATTATCGGGGGTTTCTTTCCCTTGAATCGAGGTAGCTATCCATCGCTGAACATAACCTGAACGTGCAGGCGGTGCATCCAACAAAGAGGGTGGTTTCCAAGCAACATCAGGTCTTGATTCTTCTGCGCGAGGTGATTTTCGAGTTTCTTTTGCTCTTACATTTCTTGACTCAGCCATGACTAGTTCCTTTTTTGCTTACGGATTTCAGATTCATATTTTTTAAGACTCTGTTCATCAGTTATTCCAAGTTCTCTAGCCATTGCGAGGTGGTCTTGTGAGAGACGAACTCGATTACCGCTGTAAGGTTGACCGCCAGAAGTAGGAGCGACAGGGTTTCTTCTTTTTGTCTTTACCTTTTCAACAGGTATTGGATCTGAGACTACATCAGGAAACACCTTTTGTAAACGACTATTGAGTTGTTCAAAATACTCATCTGTATTCTTATCGTAACCTTCTAGGTCTAATTGGACATCAATTGCTCTAGCAGCAGCGGTTTCCCTTCCATATGAAGGGGTGTTAAACCAGTTATTTTTGTTTACCCACTCAGTTGCTTTTTGCGGAGGCGGAGCTTGTTGGCGTTGAGCAGCTCTAGGGGGTTGATTTACTGGTTGCTGTTGTTGCTGTTGTTGCTGTTGCATTTCTGCAATACGAATTGTAGCTCTCATGTCTGCTAACTGCTCTTGAAAATCAATTTGAGCATCGGTATCTCCTTCTTCAACCGCTTTTTTCAAAGCAAGTTTTGTTTGGTCATACCTTTGATTAAATTCAGTGTGTGCTTGGCTTTGAGAACCTTCTTCTAATTTTTCAAGTCTTTTCTTTATAGCGTTGTTTTCAGCTTCTAGCTCAAAAGATTTAGCCTCAGACAATTTGCGTTGCTCAACCAGTTTTTTAATCCTGCGTTGAACCTTTTTACTGTATTCGGGATCTTCCTTGGCATCATTATCTTCTTTCTTCTTCTCTTCTTCTGAAGCAGAAATCTCTTCTTCTGGTGGCTGAGGCTCAACTTCAACCTCTGGTTCTTTCTTTTCATCAAAAACTTCTATTTCAAAGTCTTCGTTTATTCCTTTTTTGGTTCTTTCAATCTCTTGCTCTATTTCAGCAAGTACATCTTCTTCAGACATGGTAGCGTCCTCCATGATTACGCTTTAAGATATGTAAGCAGATATTTCAGTATCTTCAGGAACGATTGATGTAACTTCATCATCATTCAATAAAAGAAACTTAACTCCGTTTACTACAATTTTCTGACCTGCATATTTGCCATAGGTTACTTTAGAGCCAACTTTCGGGAGAATGTCTGTTTTCCATCTCTCTCCACTGTCTCTATTTCTATAAGCCAAATCCCCCATAGCGGCAACATGGCCTGAAGCGGTCAAATACTCTTCGCTCTCGATTGTCTCCGAGGCCAAGTAAATCCCACCTTCAGTGCGTCTTTTAGGCTCATGTGGTTGGACTAATATTTTCCAGTTAAGGGGTCTTGGGAGTTGATGTCTACCGATGGTAGATTTGCTTTCTTCGTCAGTATATATATCCACATGTGGATGAATCATGTTAGGCATCCTCTTCGTCTAAGTTTTTTAAAGTAGCATCAATAATCTCAGAAGCTTGTTGCAAGCCTTCTGCTATTCCGATGTGTTTTTGGTAAGATTGAAAATCAGATATTCGACCCTCAACCATGCACTCGGCTATCTCTAGCCTCTTGTTCGCCAGATTCTTTTTGATCTGCCGAAGCAAGTCTATTATCGTCATTCTCTGCTCCTGTTTTCGCACTCGCTGAAACGCCAGTTACATGAACAATAACGTCTTGTTCTTTGTCAGTCATAGATTAATAACTCTTCTTTTTCTTCTTCTTATCTTTCTTTGTCTTTTTAACAACTTTAACAACTTTCTTTGGTTTTGCTCCGTACACTTTTTTATCTCCTTTTTCTATTAAAGAACTGAACGAGGCTCTATTCATCTTTTCTAAAAGAAACGGGGCTGCCTGAAAAATATTCATCCAGACCAGATTTGCCTCTATTTCCCCTCAAGTCTCTTAATTGCGCTGCCAACATTGGCAGATACGGGTCGTCCGAACCCAGTCTTTCTACTGCTTCTAGGTATGCTTCCTCCAGACGCTCCAATGGTGTTAATAAATTCGTCATAATCATCTACTCCTTTCTTACCTCTACCCATGACAACGGTATCTACATCAAATTGTCTTGCATCCACTACGTTATCGTTTTTAACAAAGCTACTTGCTAGATCAACCATTTTACGCTTTTTTTCTTTAAATATGGGTTTCTTTTGGCCTCGTCAAATCGGATTTCTATTTCTGGTACAAATTGCATTCTAAAACCTGTAAATGTTGGGGCTTCCCCTTTTTTCATAGTTGTTTTTGGAATAAAAGTAAATCCATCTTCTTCCATTTCTACAACTTTATCAACATAAGGTTGAATTTCATCTTTAGAAAGAGGTTTATTGAAATAAACCTCTAAAGCAGGTCTTGAGTTTGGATTGACCTCGTCAAAAGGTAAAATACGACTAAAGTAAGTGTCATATTGATTGTTGTCTTTTCCAATTTGAGCCAGCGTTGACAACATCTGCTCTGGGTTAAAATCGGCTGTTGCGGTCATTTCAATGTCAAAGGCATCTTCATCAGCCCCTGCATATCGACCAAAAGCATCTGGTGAGGATCGACCAAAAATAATATGCTCGTCATTATCAAGAATTTCTCTTACGCTTTTTTGAACTGTGCTTTCTATTTCCGTAGTAGGAATTGGTCTTTTTTCCGTGGAAAGGCTAATCCCTGCAAGATATCTTTGCGGGTCTCTTCCTTCCGCGTCTTGAAAATTTCTATCAAAAAGAGTTGAGAAGTCGTTTCCTTGCGAAGGGGATGTCCAGCCATTCTTTTCCCAAAGTTCTTTTTCTTTAAGCCATTGCAAAGCTTGAACTTTGTCTTCTGTTAGTCCCAGTCTACTTGCTACCATAGCGTAGGCTTCTTGAGCAAACCCGTAAGACTCCCCGACTGTTCCAGCTTCGTCGATAATTACACCCTCGGCATTCCCATTTTCTGATTTAATCGCAAGCCTTGGAATGCCTGCGTGTCTTTGAAGGTTTCTTGAAGCCCATATATCTATAACTGCTTTGTTTGAAGTTCCTGTTAAATTTCCTGCGTATTGCCTCATTTTTGGAGCAGTGCCTTTTGGTAGCGCTCTAAACTCATCAATCATAGCAAGCATTGCATTGTACGAGTTCATATTATATTTTTTGCCATTTGGCTTGCGAATAATCAACTCATCAGGGAAATCTGCTCTTAAACCACCTTCTTCAAGATGTTTTGCTAACGCTTCTAATTGCTTGTCATAATCCCCTCTCAAAAAATGAGCAGTTGCTGTTCTTGAAGTCTTCATGTTTTGAGACAAAATAACATTAGGAGAAAGAGCGGCGTTTACATCTCCAAAAATATCTCTTGCGCCACCAAAAGCGTCAGTAAGTTTTCCATGAACACCTTCGTACCAATTTGCTCCGTTCATCACAATTTGAGAATCTTTATCTCCAGACTTTGCTAAAAGATCTGTTTCTTTTATCTCTTTAACGATGCTGTCTGAAATTCGACTAAGTCTTTTTTGCCTTGCATCCCCTGTTAAAGGTTTGCCGTTTCTGTCTCTAGCAAAATCAAATTTCTTTTTCTGCCAGTTTACTTTTCCGTTTTCTTTAATACTTTCAATCTCAAGGCGTTGCCACCCATTTTGGATGGGATTGCGTTTTGATTGTTTTTTATATTCTTCTTCCGCTATTTTTTTAAACTTAGGGGAAAGTCCTGATGCTTCTATTTTTGCTTTTTCTTCTGGGGGAGTGTAAGCCCTGCTTGTTTCTCTTTTTGTTTTAGGAATATCAAAATCAGCTTTAACTGCAAGATCATAGGAGTAGTCTTCAGGATAACGAGGCAGAGTCTCGCCCTTTGGAAGAGGGATCTCTCCTGTGATTAAAGATTGGGACAAAGGCGTTCCTCTAAGATACCCTGCAAGAGCCACTGCTTGAAAAACTGAAAGGTCGTCTTCAGATACCACGTTATCCAAAGTTTTAAGGGCTTTGCCTGTAACTTTTGGAATTGCAGATGCAGCTTTCACAGCACCAGCAGGAAACAGGGGTGAAACAACGTCTGAAAGAACCCCTCTAGCAGCCTTTTCTGCATCAGTTCCAGAATTTCCAAAGTAAAGCTCTTTTGTTTCGTCTGAAAACAAACTGCTGCCAAAGCCAACTCTGTTTAATTTTTGAATCAAATCTTCTTTTTGAAATGGAGCTAAAGAAGGGGCTATTTCTTCTTTAGGAGGTAGGACAAACTTTCTCTGATTCATCATACCTAACGGGTCGCGAAATTGTTCTGGGCTATAGGAAGCACTTGCAATGTCAGCAGGAATCCCTGCTATTGAAGCAACAGAAGCAGTAGGAAGTTTTCTCATAGTCTCTAATTCAAAATAAGGTCGTATGTTTATATTTGAATAAGTTTCCGTTGAGACTCTTTCTGGCTGAGAAATCATCTTTTTGCCAAGACTGTTAAGAAAATCAAGCATTCGTGTAAACCCTTAGTGGCTTTTCTTTGCCTTTAACTTTAATTTCACTGACTAAGTGTAAGTCATGTTGGCAACTTTTGGCAGTAGACTCGCCAATTAAAATATCCACCTTCTGCTCCTTCGTTGCTGATTCTAATCTGGCTGCTGTGTTTACCGCATCGCCGATAGCTGTGTAGTCAAATCTTTGCTCGCTGCCCATATTCCCTATCACTGCATCTCCAGAGTTTACTCCAATCCCAATTGCAATAGAAGGCAGTCCCTCAGCTATTAACTCTTGGTTCAATTCTTTCATGTTTTCAACAATCTGGAAAGCACAATTAACTGCTCGGTTTTCATGCTCATCTTGGTCAAGCGGTGCATTGAATATAGCCATCATTGCATCACCTATATACTTATCCACCATGCCTTCATACTTTTGCACGGCTTTTTGCTGTGCAGTTAGGGCTTTGTTCATGATATAGGTGACTTGTTCTGGGGGCAGAGTCTCTGATAAAGAAGTAAAACCCCTCACATCAGTGAATAAAAACGTGGCATAACGCTTTTCACCCCCTAGTTTTAGCAGTTCTGGGTTCTTTTGAAGCTGTTTTACCTGTCTGGGATCAAGATAATGCTCAAATTGTTTCTTTATCTGCTGCCTAAGACGGTGTTGGGTGCGGAAATTAAGGTAAAAAGCCACTGTAGAGGCTAAAATCTGGCTAATTAACGTCCAAACTACGTCAATCAGCACTCCTTTCGTGATTAACTGCAATCCCAAGGTTACAGTTAGCCCAAATAAAACCCCACCTGATAAAATACCCCAAGTAATGCCAAGTTTACTTAATAATACCCACATCAATGCAACTGTGGATAAGAAAATAGCAACTTCTACTGCCAAAGCATAGTCTGGGATGTAAGGACTGCTCTCTTGCAAGATACTTTCGGCCAATGCAGCCTGAATGTAATGCGGCTCTAGTAATCCGACAGGAGTTGCCAGTTGAGGCATGACTCCAGCAGCGGTTACTCCAACAAAAACAAACCGTCCTTCTACATCCATCTCTTGTAACGATGTTTCATGTGGAACAATCCACGATACCCATTTTCGACCCAGTGAATCTACCTTAACAGGGGGCAAACCTTTAACTCGTATCTCTTCTATCCCATTTTCGTTAGTCTTAATGACATAAGTATCAGCACCCGCTAAAGACTTTAGTACCTGAGTACCAAAAGCAGCCAACCAACCGTCAGGAGTCTGATACAACAAAGGAATTCGTCTTACTAAATTGTCTACATCAACAGGCGCACTGGCAATGCCTTGGTCTGTCCACTGTGATTGCTTCAGTATCTCTATGTTTTGAGTTGTTCCTTTTGCAACATAACCACCTGTTCCGTCCCCTAATATTACTGTGCCTACAGTATTCGGGTATTCTCCATTGTCATTCTCAAACAAAGGCAACACGGTTCTTGAATAGTTCATGGACGCAGCAAAGTCTTTATCTCCTCCAAGCCTATCTGCATGAGGAAAACCAATGACCCAACCCACGCCAATTGCGCCCTGCGCTATAAGTTTGCTCTGTATTTCTGCTAACCTTGCTCTTGGTAAGGGATAGCCACCTTCACGATCTAGGTCTTCTTCCGTTATGCTCAATACAGCAAAATAGTTAGACGATATTCCTTTTGGGACAAAAGCATCAAAAGTCTTTAGCTTTAAGATCTGATAAGCATTGAATTGAAACAATAAAGGTAGACTTAAAACAGCCAACAGCAACAACAGTTTTTTCACGATCCTTGCAATATCCTTATAGTTGAATCTGAGCCGCCGTTCACTTTAACTATTCTTTCCACGCCTTCTTGCATCAGTATAATAGTATAGGCATTGCTTGCTTCTACATCTAGCCGAACACTATGCCCTACAAATCTACGCAAACTAATTATCTGGCCTGTGATTAATGTGGTTATCTGCGTGTCTTTATCCTGCCCTAACTCTGTGCCTGTAATTGTGGTGCTTGTTGCTTGCTTTAACCTGTCTTCTTCTTTTGAAATTCCTAGAGCATCAAGAATGTTAAGCATGTCTTCTAAGAAGTTAACATCAAGATAGTTAATATCTAGCTCTGAGAATTCAAACTCTGGGTCTTCTTCTAGGAAGTCATCGGCTAAAAAGTCTACATCAAGTCCTGAAAAGTCTAA